CATTGAATATAGACTTTTGGTATTTCGCCTATCACTAAACCATTTAAACATGCTAAAAGATCACAATTACCGCTTAGACCAGTCAGGGTTGCCCCTCGAGCTGGAATCCTTCGAGAACCAGGGCATATCCTTGGAACTCTATTTCGGTGGGGGAAAGTCCCTGACCTTGGACATCTACGATGACCTGACTGAGAAATTCTCAGACCACTACAGGACTATCTGTTCTGTGCTAGATCCATTTATTGTTGAACAGTTAGAACAGGAGGTTAAGAAATGTTTTATGAAATGATGTCAGCTCAAGAGTACGGTGTACTGAAGGGCTATAGTGAAAAATCAACTCGAGTTCACCAGATTATCAGGTCTGGTAAATTCCCTGCTGAGTGGGTGCAAGCACCTAAGAAGATAGGCAATCAATGGGTAGTATTTGTAGACCCTAATTGGATAAAAGATGGTAGATGAGTTTATCACCAAGCACTACGGGGAAATTACCCTAGAGAAGCGTATAGCCATTGCTACTACCTTCGAGCTTCTATGGGATAAGTACGGACTCAGGTACGCAAAGTCTGCTACTCTAAGACATCACAAGCCATGACCTTTGTCTATGTTGCCTGTTTCATGATACTATCAGTCCTGATAGCTCTAGGCATAGGTATAGTGAAAAAGCATAGTGAAAAATACTTTGTCATAGATTTTCTCATAGCATCGACACTTCTAATACTTATTAATTTAATTTACTTAATCACATGGACGACCTAGTAAAAAAATTAGATCAATTAATCGGAGAACTTTACTTAATTAAAACAAACACACAAACACATGAAAGAACTAATTGCAATCCAGGCGGAGCTAAAGGCTCCAAAGAATCAGTTTAACGCATTCGGGAAGTACAAGTACCGATCTTGCGAGGACATCCTAGAGGCTCTAAAGCCCCTGCTGTTAAAGTACGAATGTACCTTGACCATAGAGGATGAGGTAAAAGAAGTAGGTGGAATAGTATTTATCGAATCTACTGCTGCTATTCAGGTGGATAAAGAAGGTAGAACAGAAGGCAGAGCTGTCACAGCTCAGGCAGGGATCGATGTCAACCGCAAGGGCATGGATATAGCTCAATCATTTGGCAGTTCTAGCTCATACGCTAGAAAGTATGCATTGAACGGGCTCTTCCTGATTGACGATACTAAAGACCCCGATAGTACCAATGACCATGGCGCAAAAAAGGAGGAGCTTAGTCCAAAGCATCCAAAGTGGCAAGGAGCCAAGGATTCCCTAGCTAGTGGAAAAGTAACTATTGAGCAGATTAAGGCTGTGTACATCCTTACTTCTGAGAACGAAAAACTTCTACTAGGATGAATTTCAAATGCAGAGCAAGTGCCTTGGGTAAGTTAATGACTAACCCAAGGTCTAAGTCTGAGACTTTATCCCAGACTACAAAGAGCTACCTAGAGGAATGGGTAAAAGAGCAGATTTACGGAATCAAGAAGCAGATTAATTCTAAGTACTTGCAGAAAGGTTTAGCCCTAGAGGATCACGCTATAGAGTTCTATTCTGTTGCAATGGATAAGGACTTCATGATTAAGAACCTAGACCACTTTGAGGATGATTTCTTCACAGGTACACCTGACTGTATGCACGAGGGTATAGTCTATGACTTCAAGACCTCTTGGGACTGCTTTACATTCCCTCTATTCGATCAGGAGCCTGACATGGGATACTACTATCAGCTCCAGGTGTATATGCACCTGACAGGTCTTAGAAAGGCTAAGCTAGTGTACACGCTTCAGGACACACCTGACTACCTGACCCATGAAGAGCCTGTGAGCTACGCTCATGTAGATAACAGCTATAGAGTAAAAGAGTTTGAGATAGACTATGACCCTATGGTAATTGAGACAGCCAAGTCTAGGATTCAAGAGTGTATGGACTATGTTAAAGAACTACTATCATGAGCGATATAACTATGTGCGAGGGCATAGATTGCCCCATCAGGAGCAAGTGCTATAGATATACGGCTATTCCGAATTACTACCAGTTTTACTTTATTGAGACCCCTTATGAATATGAGTACTGCGATATGTTTATATCCACGAAGGAGGAAGAAGATTTAAACAATAAGAAATTTGTAAACACTAGAGAAGAAGAACTATGAAGCCTACAGCAGTTGATTTTATACAATACCATTTTTCTATGGATGAGGAATTTGAAAAGTTATTTCAAGATGCAAAAGAAATGGAAAAGGAACAGATCAAGAATGCCTTTATAGAAGGAGAACACCAACAAGGATTTGAAGGTGAAGCAGAACAATACTATAACCAAACCTACGGAGAACTATGAACTTTATTGAACTAGAGGAAGAGCATCTAGGTAGCCTAGACCTTTCAGTTAACCACATCAAGGATGAAATCTATCAGTTTGCTTTCTACGATAGCTACTGGTACATAGAGGCCATGGTGGTAAAAAACAATAGGAGATTCGACCAAATAGTAAGCTATAAGGTAGAATATGATTCAGTATCTATTAATGGTAATGAATTAGAACGCATTTTAACAAATATACTTGACTACTGCAACTATAACTACTAACATGACATCACTAACACAGGAACAGAAAGACGAAGTCATCAGACTTTACAAGCTGAAAATAAAGAACAAGAACATTGCTAGGTTTCTAGGAGTATCATTCCATGTAGTAAACAACTTTCTCTACAAGGAATATCTAAAGACCAATGAGCGTGCTAAGAATAACGGTGCGCATCTAAAACTAGCAGATGAGGTCATTGAAATGTACAAGAACGATTATCCCTACAAGCAGATTACAGAACGCACAGGACTATCACATCACCAAATCTGTGAGATAATTAAGTTGACTACCTACCGCAGGAGACAAGGAATAACCATAAAAAATCTTAGAGAAGTGCAACGATTATGGGAAGATGGGTATAAAATAGCTAACATTTCTTACAAGCTAGACATACTCTATGGACAGGTGCAATACTGGGTTCGCAAGATCCGTACAGGGGTGTACACAAGTGTACACTAAGTGTACACCTAAGTGTAAACCAAAATCGGCCTCCATTGGCTCCAATCGCAATAAGTGAACACTTTGAACACTTTTTGGGAAAAATGAAAAAAAATAAATTTTCAGGTGGTAAAAAAAAACACTTTAACAAAAAAAGTGTAAACTTGTAAACCTAAGCCAAAAAAGTGCCAAAAATCGGCCAAATTAGAGAGTATAAGCGGTTTTAGGGGTTTACACTCTAGTGTAAACTTAGTGTAAACTTAGTGTACACTTTTTGCCAAAAATAGCCAATTTTCTACAAACACTTGTAAAACGCAATGAACGTCACTTTAGGAAGAGCAATTAATTTATTGAACGCTGGCTTCAGCGTCATGCCCATATCAGAAGGCAAAAAACCACTGATTTTATGGAAGGAATACCAGACCAAAAAGATAGAAAAAGCCGAGCTAGAACGGCTAGAGTCTAAAACTAAAGGTTATGGTATTATTACAGGATTTTATGGTACTGAATGTATAGACATCGACTTAAAAGTATTCCCTAGTGTACAAGAGGGTAAGAAATTTTGGAATGAGTTTATCGCATTCGTTTCAGATTACATCGATGACTTCGCTAGAAAGTTTGTAATCTACAAGACTATCAACTCAGGGTACCACATCATCTACCGATGCTCTAAGGTTGAAGGCAACAGAAAGCTTGCTACGCTAAAGGGACATTCTCAGGCTCTGATTGAGACTAGAGGTTCAGGTGGGTACATCTACATCTACGATAATCAGGTCAGCGAATTGTCTTATGAGCAGATTCAGGAGATTACCCCTGAAGAGCGTGATCTGCTGATGAATCTATGTAAGTATTTCCACTATGAGGAGAGGGTAGATGAAACGAAGCCAAAAGAGGCCGATTACAGCGGTCTAACACCTTGGGATGACTATAACCATAGGAACAAGGCATTGGACCTCTTACAAGGCGAATTTAGTGCCATTAAGCACCTATCTGACCGCATAGTTCTACGCAAGGTAGAAAGCAAGGACGCACTGCATGGATTTATCTACAAGGACACAGGTCTATGCTACCTATTTACAACTGCAACGATTTACCCGCATGAGACACCGCTTAGCCCATTTGCTATCTATGCATGGAAGTTCTTTAGTGGAAATTACTCTGAAGCTGCTAGAGAGTTGTACAAGGAAGGATATGGAGAACGCAATATCAAGAAGGTTGAGATTGAGCGAATCGAGATTCCAAAGGAAGAGCTGATATTTCCGCTAGAAGTGTTCCCTGAGACATTACAGAATTATATTCTGTTGAATCAGAAAACATTGAATCATTCTATTGACTATATGGGTTGCTCCTTACTTTGGTACATTTCTATATGTATTGGTAACAGCTGCAAGGTTCAGGTCAAGACAGGATGGAGAGAGTCGGTAAACATTTGGCTAGGATTGATTGGCAAGGCAGGTCTAGGTAAGACCCCTAGTATAAATGCAGTCATATTCCCATTGGCTAAAAAGAATAGTTTTGAGATTAAGCATTATCAGAACGAATACAAGAAGTACAAGGAATATGAGAAGCTTTCTACAAAGGATAAGAAAGATGTGGAGGAAGTCAAAGAGCCTGTTAGGAAGCAGATTATTGTCAACGATGTGACTGTGGAGGCATTGGCGGATTTACATGAGGAGAACGCAGTAGGCATTGCAGTATTTAAGGATGAGCTTAATGGATGGATTAAGGACATGAACAAGTACAAGCCTGGCTCTGACCTAGAGTTTTGGTTGTCCTGTTAGTCGAATCAGGAGGCTATCATGACTCGAAAGACTGCAAAGAGTAGATTTATCCAATCCCCATTGATTCCTGTTCTTGGAGGCATACAGCCTGGGATATTCTCGCAGATTTCTACCTTGGAGAATAAGGACAATGGATTCCTAGACAGATTGCTTGTCTGCTATCCTGATAAGGACATCGAGCATTACAACAGAAATGCCATAGATCAGGAGGTATTGGATTGGTACGAGGCTTATATGTCGCAGTTCTATAACCTGATAAGGAAAGAAGTCTTGCAGTTTAATAAGTTTGGTGAGATTGAGCCTAGAGTGATACGTTTTGATACGGAAGCAGAACAGGAATGGGAGCGCATATTCAATAACATTACAGATATGCAGAACTCAGATGATATTTCTGAGTATGTCAAGAGTATGTTGAGTAAGCAGAAGGCTTACATCCCTAGGTTCGCTCTGATTATTAACTCGATTACTGCTTACAATACTTCTAGCGGTTTTGATTGGGTCAGTAAGGATAGTCTCCTGAAGGCAGAGAAGTTGAGTAACTACTTTATTGCCATGTCTAAAAAGATTAAGGTAAACTCATTGGAAAGCTCCGAGCTAAATGAGTTGGTTCGCTCATTAAAGAATGAATCGATTGAAAGAAAGATACAGCAGATTCAGGAAGCCATCCCTGACTTTAACAGGTCGGAACTTGCTGAGATGCTAAATGTAAGTAGAACAACTATATATAAACACTTGAAGAAATGATTGAAGCACTAGACGAGATTACGGAAATACCATTTGAAGTATTCTGGGCTAAGTTTATGGACTTATACCCAGGTATCTACGACCAATTTACTACAGAAGTATATTGGGTA